GGCTATCACTAAAGCTATTCAGGGTGGTTGTATTAAAAATTTAGGAAACGATGCTGCATCTATTGTTGGAGCTATAGGATTAAAAAGTGATAAGCAGGGAGCAGCAGCTTCTGCTGCTATGGGATTGGCGTCAAATCCGAAAAAAGAGCAGGTGTTTAAGGGTGTTGATTTCAGAACATTTCAATTTGATTATCAATTCTTCCCACGCAGTCCAGAAGAAGCAGTTAATGTTATGAACATTATTCAAGAGTTTAAGTATCACATGCATCCAGAATTTAAAGATACTAATAACTTTTTATACATTTATCCTTCAGAATTTGATATTTTTTATTATCAAAATGGTGAAGAAAATTTGAACATTCATCGTCATACATCATGTGTTCTAAAAGAATTAAATATTAACTATACACCGAATGGTATGTTCACTACATTCGATAATGGTATGCCAACTCAAATTAACGTTCAGATGACATTCGTAGAGTTGTCTGTAATGGATAAAGATAAAATTAAGAACGGACTATAATGTATTTCGAAGAATTTCCTAATTTTTTATACGACTTCGATGTAAACGGTAAGCGTAAAGCTATGTTAATGACTGACATTACAAGAAATGTCAGATTCCGTAGAGACATATTATCTAACATAACTGTTTATGATGAGTATGATATTATTGATGGTGAAACACCAGAAATAATTGCTGAAAAGTTTTATGGAGACGCTCAATATCATTGGGTAATAATGCTGGCTAATGATAGATTTGATTATCTTAATGATTTTCCATTAGACTACCCAAGGTTATCTGCTTATATTGAAGATAAGTATGGAAGTTCTGCTGATTCAATTCATCATTATGAAGACTCTACTGGAAATATTGTTCATTCAACAGCACCTGGTGCTGCTTCTATATCAAACAGACAATATGAAGAAGATCTTAATGAATCTAAACGAAGAATTAAAATAATTTCTAGAGATCTCCTTGCTACAGTTTTAAATAATTATAAAGAATTTATGTAATGCAGACATCGCAAACCTTAAGATTCGCTGGTGATGTTGAGATTAAACAGGTTAAAGTAGTAACTTCTACTGGGTTTTTTCAAGACATAACAAATCAAATTATAGGTATTCAAATTTTTGAAGATTTGTTATCGCCATTCATCACAGGCACGTTGATACTTAAAGATTCTTTAGATTTAATTAACGTAATGCCTTTCGTTGGTGAAGAATATCTCGAGTTACAAATAAACACTCCAACTCTTAAAATTGGAAATATCTCTGGTAAATTCTATATTTACAAAATGACTGATAGAGATATGGTTGGTGATAAGTCAGTAGTATATCAATTACACTTTACATCTCAAGATGCTTTACTAGATTTAAATAAAGCCATTAGTAAAACATTTTCTGGAAAAGTTTCTGACATAGCTAAAACCCTACTAACTGATAAAGTTAATGGTATGCAGGTTTCTAAAAAATACAATATCGAAGAAACTGATAACTCCACAAAGTACACATCTAATTTTTGGTCACCATTAAAAAACATTGTATATTTGACAAATAACGCAGTTTCTAAAGGTAAAACTTCAGATTATATATTTTTCGAAAACAGAGATGGGTATAACTTTACGGCATTATCTACTTTATATAAACAAGTACCTCTTCAAGATTTTGTGTTTGATAATTACTCTAGAGATGATAGAGCTGGTGGTGGGAATATCAAAAACTTAAATGAGGATTATAGAAGAATTGAATCTATAACAATACCAGAAGGTTTTGATTACATAGATAAAATTAGAAGTGGTATGTATGGATCTAGAATGTATACCCATGACATAACTTCTAAAAAAGTAACAAGTAAAAATTATGACATGCTACAGGATTTTAAAAATAATCCACATTTAAATCAATATCCGTCAGCTTCAAGTAAAGTCATTTATCGTTATGGATCAAAAATTATTAACGAAACTAAGTATTATAATAACTTTAGTAACTTCGGAAATTCTACTAACGTTGATACTGTTCAACAAAGACTTTCTTTACTGAAACAGGCTGAGTCTACTAAAATACAAATAGTAGTTCCTGGTAGAATGGATTATACAGTAGGTAGAACTGTATATGTTAAGTTGAATAAAGTTCAACCGACATCTAAGACAGATAAAAGCACTTTAGATAATGTGTTTTCAGGAAAATATTTAATCTCTGCTATCAACCACTTCATCAGTAGAGAAAAACATGAGTGTAGTTTAGAATTGATTAAAGATTCATTATTATTAAATCTTGACGGGAAGAAATAATGCAGTTATACACTGGCGTAGTTGAAAATCGTAACGACCCATTAAAACTTGGACGTTGTCAGGTTCGTGTCGTTGGTCTTCATACAGACAATAAAACTTTATTGCCCACCGAAGATTTACCATGGGCTTATCCAATGCAACCACTAACATCTGCTGCTGTTAGTGGACTTGGTCATTCTCCAACTGGTCCAGTTCCAGGAACATGGGTTGCCATTATCTTTAGAGATGAAGATCTACAACAACCAGTTATGATTGGATCTATCGGTGGTATTCCGCAAACCAAATCTGGTCAGAGAGCAACGGAAGATTCTTCTGACGACATCATCCCACAAGAAGGTATATTAACAGATTCTTCTGGTAATCCAGTTTTAGATGGTTCTGGAAATCCAATTACCACTGGAACTAATCAGGCTAATAATTCAGCACCAAATACACCATCAACTCCAGTTACACCAACAGTAGTTCCTACTGAAATTCCAACAAACCCACCACCTAAGTCTGGTGCTGGATCTAACGCATCTGCTGGCATCAAAGCACTTATTGCTGCATGCGATAAAGTTGGATTAACAACAAAATATGCTAAGTGCGCATTACTTGGAATTGCTGGTGGCGAATCTAAATGGGTTCCTCAGAAAGAATCATTCTCATATAATCCAGTTCGATTAAAACAAATTTTTTCAACTGCCACTCCAGAAACAGTTGAAAAATATTCGTATGCTTCTAAGAAGGGTATGACTCGTGAAGACTTTTTCTCATTCTTCTATGGTCCAACTTTCCGTGGTAAAAATTTCTTAGGTAATAAAACTGATATTGATGGTGGAAAATACTTTGGTCGTGGATTTATTCAATTAACTGGTCGTGGAAATTACGAACGTTATCAGAAACTTGGTGTTGATGCTGGATTGAATATTGATATTGTTAACAATCCAGATTCACTAGATGATGATTTAGAAACATCAGCTTTGATTGCTGCTCTTTATATTAAAGATAGAGTTAAAGGTTGGGAAAAGTTAATGTATGAGCCAGGATTTTTCCAGGCTGCTAAAAATGCTGTTGGTGTTAATAGTCCTGATATCGCACTGGCAAAACAACAGTACTATGAATATTTCTTAGGTTCTTCAACAGATCCAGTATCTACAAATAAAAACGCAACAGCGACAGAACCTAACTTATCTCCAGAAGAGATTGCAAAACAACCTCTAGATAAACAAGAAGCGTACAAAGAAGATCGTTCTGGGAATGCTACACAATTTGGATTCACAGATCCAACTGGTAAGTACCCATTGCGTGATCATATGAACGAAGCCGACACTAATAGATTGGCACGTGGTATTATTGATGGCACATGCTTCAAGTTTAAAGACGCAACAAGAAAACAAGATATCCCAGTTGCTGGTGGGAAAACATGGTCACAACCACTATCACCATACAACGCAGTATATCCGTATAACAAAGTATTTGAATCTGAGTCTGGTCACATTATGGAGTTTGATGATTCCCCAGATGGCGAGCGTATTCACTTATATCATCGTAAAGGAACTTACCTAGAGATAGATCCTAATGGTTCTCAGTTAAACTTTATCGTCGGTGATGGATATCAAATCGTTTTACGAAACAATAACATTTATGTTGTTGGAACTGCAAACTTAACTGTCGGTGGAAACATCAATATTCTTTGTCAGGGTGATGCTAAGATTGAAGTCGAAGGAAGAAGTAACATCGCACTAAAGGGTGATGCTGAGTTAGGTGTTGCTGGTAATCTAGACATGACTGTCGGTGGTGATTACAAACTTAAAGTTGATGGTGATTATAACATTGAAACAACAAACTTAACAACAAAGACTTCTGGTTATCAGATTCACGATTCAGCTGCCGATTGGTCTGTTAAATCTTCAGGTAATGTTATGGTTAATGCTGGTGGAAACTTTAATGCTGATTACGCAGAAATGCAGTTCGCCAACGGACAGGCTGAAGTTGAAGATGCGCCTACTACTGGTTTAACTGCTCCAGAATTGATTAATGCAGTTGTTCCTTCGTTCTCTAACTTAGAACCACCAGAGCGTTCTTTCGATGAAGTTGCTAAATTCGAAACACCAGACGAATGGGAAACTCCAGCTGGTAAATTAGAAAAAGAAAAACAATACGATACGCCAGCATATAAAGCACCAGAAAATAAAAATGGAGAAGCTCAAGAAGCTGTTGTTCCTCCACCAAATAAGGTTGAAGGTAAGAAGATTGACACTGCTCCATTCTATAACACAACAGACTTCTCTCCATCATATAAGTTATCTAAGAACTTCACTGTTGGTCAGTTAATAGAACCATCAGTTATTCTTCGTGATGCAACTATTATGGGTAAACTTTATACTAAACAAGATTTGATTGCAAACTTGGCTGGTCTATGCGAGAACGTATGCGAACCATTATATGAATTGCTTGGACCGACTAGTGGTAAATTTGCACCACAGTCTTCCAAAGGATTATG